TGACATAAATAATAGTTGTTCGTCAATATCGTACCATAAACCCATAACCATACCTTTATGAACGATAGCGTACTGGAATCTAGATTCTTTTGTTCTTCTCTCAATAAATACATCACTATCATTTGTAAACTCATTATCAAGTGACATATCACCATAGTTTGTACCACTAATCAACGAACCAAAACGTGTCTGACGTCTTTGCTCACTAAAATCAATTGACTCTGGAACTTCAACAACTAAACTTGCATATGAATTAAATCTTTTACTCACATCGGGAGTAATCCCAAAGTAAAGGAAGTAAGGATTAACAATACTAACAGCATTCGATAAACATATGCATCGTGTATTATTACGATTTCTGAATACTGTATCCATTAAGTTTAAAAGAGCTTCAACATCATTAGGTAAATATCCACTTTTATCCTTCTCCCGAATAAACTCATCAAAGATAATTGTTTCAACATTAGGATATGCATTTGATTTTTCAGTTTGCCATGAACTTAACGGAATAGCCCAACCAGCTAATTGACCATCTATATAAAATTCTCTACCTTTAACTTCAAACTTAGTATCTGGAAATTCATTTGCTATATCATCAAAGTAATTCTTAATCTTTCTCAATTCCGATTTATATCTACGTAAGAATACAAACTGCGCTCCTGTTTTTAAAAATCTATTTATCACATAACGCTTCATGGAATAGGATTTCCCTATACCACGTGCGCCAATAACAAAGTTTAGTATTCTATTAAAAGAAAGCATTTTATTAGGGTTGTAATATAGGGATTTATCCATATTCAACTCACCGCCTTATAATTTTATTCGAACGAACCCCAGTAACTAACACGTTGTCCGTCTACAGTTTCGCCACTAGCAACATAAGTATCGTCTACACCTTTTAACCAAACATAACCTTCTTTTTCATATCCATATGAAGAGTAATTAAATTCACTACCTTCTTGTAATGTGCGAATATGTTCACCATTAACCGAAGGGATGCTTCTAACTTTAATCACTCTATCTGCTGTAAATACACCATCTTGAGGAGTAAACCAACTATCATCATAATTAGTGTTTTGTTCTTGACTTGTTTCACATGAAACATTTGTAAGCATCAATGCAACTTCTTCATTACGTCGATTTTGTAAACCTTGATAAAACTTGCCACCCGCTCTATTGAAAAGTAACATAATTCTACCCGCTTCTTGCCAGTCACCGTCATTAATAGCATTTAAAAGGTTTTCATTATTCCTAAATATAGCAGCACCTAAGTTAAAAGCAAATGAACAAAGTGCATCATACTGATTTTGATTCAAATCAATAGTGATATCCTTTTTCGGTACACCCATATGAGAATCTAAGTCCTCTTTTAAAATTTGATGTGCTTCTTTTTCATTTGCTAATGTCTGTCCTCTATAAACACCTTTTGTATGCCCGTAACCAATTGTCCAAACACCAACAACATCTTGATAAGCTTTTAAATAGCAACCTTCCCATTTCTTTACTAAATTCACACCAGTATCAGAAACACCCATTTCATAAGCCTTCATTAAAGTCACTCCCCGTCATTGTTTTTCTCTATAACAATTTTTAAGTCTGTTAAAGCATCTTTCACACCGTCAAGTGTTGTTGTTACCTTTGTTAATACAAATACTGAAATAAAAATAGGGAAACCAACTTGACTAATAAAAGGAATCATTTGTTCCATCACTATCACCACTTCCACCCGTTTACTTGGTCGCTTAATAACTGCCTTATATAATCTTGTAATTTTCTGTTTTTAGTATCTCCCTCAGTTGTACCTTCACCACATGGATTCATAGCACCGTTACCACTCGTATAATATTGAATCATACTAGCATAATGGAAGTTACCACCATTTATATATCTCCACGGTACACCCAACGCAATCGCTACTGGGTTGTTATATGGAACCGTTTGACCGTTTGTATTACCTAAACTTGGGGCGACAATATCACGTGAGTATTGCATTGACAATTCTAACGTATGTACTCCACCTCGTTGACTCAACCATTTTGCATAACCAATACCGTAGTTGTACTGTTGATAAATTGCCCAGTAGTCTACATTGTATTGTTTTGCTGTTGCGGCTGACTCTTTAAAATGTTTCACACCTTGAACGATACTTGCATACGGGTCTTGAATAGTATTAGGAGGTAAGCCAGCCGACTCAGAACTTTGCATCGGGTCTCCACCTTCGCCGCCAGACTCAACCATCATTAAAGCAAGTAGTCCGATTGTGTGTTCTGGAATTCCTTGCTTCTCACATTCAGCTTTCATCATAGGTTCATAGCTTCTTACTTTTGCATTAACCTTCTCATTCAAAGAAATCGTTCCATCTCCCATTGGACAACTTCCATTGATTGACCCTGTGCTATCATCCGTTGTTTTCCAAGGGTAGTTATATGTTACAATCATTTCCGTATCATTTACGAATACCAATTCCCAGTTTTGAACACGTTGGGATTTATCGTGCATCGTAGTCCCTTTATACACTTCCATATGTAAATGGTCACCCGTCACATTTCCCGCTGTCCCTGTACGAACCATTAATTCACCTTGTTTGCGTTTTTCACCAATATATCGACTAGGTGAATCATTATCATGCCATACCATATATGTAACTCTCATTGTTCCTAAAGGTGTATTCACTTCACTATCTGTTGTCCATGCAGAACCATCTCCACCAGTACCAACATGAGAACAAGTAACATCAGCAGGAGCATAAACAGATGCACGATTCGTCTTATTTCCGTTCTTATCTCTATGAACGTAATCTATAGCCATTGAATTTTGATGTGAGACATTCCCATCTTGAGGTCCGCTTCCTTGTGATATATACATAACATCCATAGGAAACAACGAATTTTGTTTTCCGTTGCTCCCTACAGATTTTTGTCCTGCTTTCATCAGCTAAAATTTCTATCATCAACAAAGAACGAAATCCCATCAAAACTAGTAAACTGTTTTGGTGCTGTGGGGTTTCCGCTCGTTGCATCCAGAATAATTTTACCAGAACTTCTCACTTGAATACGGTTTGTTGAACCTGCCACATCTTTATTCACACTCGCTACAGTAGTAAAGAATTGATTTCGTGTAGGCATAAACGGAAAGGCAATAGATGCAAGTTCCATATTAGGCTCTGAACTAACATAAGCATGTGTTGCAACACCTCGTAAAGTTACCCAACCTCTATCGTCTTTACAATATTGTGGTTTTACATCATCTGCATACGGTGTTACACCACTTGTTAAAGGTAAGTCAACCCATTCAACACCCGTTGTTACATTTGTTGTATATGTGTTTGTAGTAACTTTATCAAATCCCATATTTCCTGCTATAGCAAAGAAAACTTTTCCTAGTGATGGTATAACATGTGTAAATATAGGGTAGTATCTACCATCATATTCATAGAAACTTACACCTTCACTTTCATACGTGTAAGAAGTACCTTCAATACATGGCGCCCATTTATTAACCATATCAGCAAATGATTGTTTATCGAAATCAAACGTTTGAATGGTGCGACCTGCAAAGTTCACAGCGGTAACAGTAGCATTTTGTTTCCCTCTACCTAAATAAATAACATTATTAATAATGGTTACACCTTGCACTTTTTCACCGTTAACAATTTCACCGTCAAAATAAATTTTTCTTAATAGTTTAGGGATTCCATGTGACACAGATTCAAAATCATATAAATACATTCCTTCACATCGGTTAGCATCACCAAAATGTGTGATTAAGTATTTATTCTCTGGGTCACACCCTAATTTACTACCACCAAGAACCGGAATATTTCCGCTTAATACTCCTGTATCATAATTAAATACAGCAACATTCATGTCATAAGTAGTACGAACAATAAAACATAATTCACCACGTTCATTATAGAAGAATGGAAGACCTTCTGTATAAGCACCTGTTGAATGTTCAAACTCTTTATGGTCTATTTCAGTTCTAGTACTAATACTATAACGTGTAATTGTTGTATATTCTCCACCATTCAATTGACGTGCAACATAATATTCATTCTTTTTATTGTTGAAAGAAGCACCTTGTATAAAGTCCGCTTGTCCTTCTAGAGTTGTTGGTGTAGTATGCATAATTTTTTGGTAGTTCATAATAAAAGGCATTGTTTCATATGAATAATTGTGTAACTCTGTTAAAGCTTCACGACACTCTTTGATTAAGTCACCTAACATTTTTTCATTAATTAATTCGGCTAGTGTACCGTTTGCCACCATTTGGTCTAATTTTAAATTAACAGCATCCTGTAAACCATTACCTACAATCCATTTAATAAACTCATTCCATTTATCAAGTAAAGCGTTAGTTAGTTCTCCCATTGCATTTAAATGTTCAATGATGTGAGTCATTTTTTCATAGATTGAATAGGAATTATCATAGGCACTTGGTGCATATCTTCGATATTGTTCAAATGCCATAGGTGGAAATAAAGGTAACTGTGTCGGAGTTGGTGGGTTATTATAATTCGTCACTTTCTTTCCTCCTAATAAGTCAAGAGAAATAAATCTCTTCTCATTTCTTCGTGTATCATTTTTTCAATTCGTAAGAATGTAGAACGATATTTCTGTAACATTTCTTGGTATGTTTCAGTGCCGATTTTACCGACATAATGGTCTACAGATTTTTGATTACCTTTTACATTCTCGTCAAATTTATCATTTGTAGTGCCATCTAATGAACCTGTATTATGAGTTTCACCTGTAGTATGAGAAGTTCCATTCATTTCATCGTGTGTTTTCCCTGTCGATTTCGTGTCTTCTTCACCATCAGATTTCGTATCTTCATTAAAAGTATCATCACTCGTTGTACTACCTTTTTGTGTATCTTCTGTAATTTTAGAAGCGTATTCCAAAATCCCTTTTCCATCATCAGTAGTAATTGCAAGTCTACTGTCTGGTGTATCAGCTTCCACATTTCTCCCGAAATTGTTAGAAGTTCCTTTATTACCTTTTGTACCGTTTTTATTACCCGTATTGGAAAGAACTTTATTTCCAGTTCCTTCACTTGTTCCATCACTAGTTGCATTTGTTGTTGTATCTTGTTTCATTGTACCATCGTCTTTTGTATCTTGATGAATTGTACCATCTCTATTAGAATCTGTATCTTTTGTAGTATCAATTGTTCCGTCCTTGTCCATAATAGTATTAAGGAATGGTTCATACTCCAATAATTCAGATTTAAACATATTGTTCCAATACGGCATATTGATTAGCAACCAATTTTCTAAATGGAATTTAAAAAGTTCAAATACTTCAAAACCAATATCAGTAAAATAAAATCTTCTAATAATATTCGTTTCAAATTCTTTTTTCTTATTATCATCAAAGAAAGGGTAATAGAAATCAAATAACTTAGGTCTTCCAATTTCAATTTTTTCACGAGTTGAAAGTGGTTTTACTTCATATTGACTAAAATGTTCAATATATCTTCTAAGCTGTACGGTTTCCAGACTCATTTTGTCCACCACCTTCATAAATATTACTCATGAATTCATCTATTACATCGTGTCTGATAGAAACAGATACATCCAAACCATATAAACGATTAATACGGTCACAAGCTTCTTCACGAGACTTTAACATGATGTTTGCACTTGCATTAATTTGTTCGTCATTAGATGAAACTTCATCAGTAACCATACGTTCTTTCTTTTCAAGATTTGCATTCTTAATTCCTAAGAACGTCATAACCTCATTCCAAACCGCATTCTTTTGTGTATTCAGTTTATCGACAACATACGGTGCATCCGTCTTATGAACTTTTAATGATTCTGGGTCAAAATTCTTATTCACCATAATAACAGGTGAATTACCGTCATATTTATTGTAAATATTCTTCATAGAAAATTGATTATTATCATCAGCCGTTAATAAAACAGGTGTCTTTTGTGCGTTTTGGTTTATTCTTATAATCTCTTTCAATTCCGCTAAATCTTTCGCAAACATATTTAAACTTGGAATAGTAGGAATTAATAAATCATTATTAAAAATAACAATACCTTGGTCTTCTTTATGAAGTGTAAAACCCCCATCTTCATGAAATTCTTTAAACTCCCCTTTTGTATCACCATAGTAATAAATAGGAAAATCAGCTTCATATCCTGGTGACTTCCCGTGAAATCTTGTAGACATTAAATAATGATTTACATCACCACTCATTGCACCCTGTATTGCAAGATGTCCTAATTTCGCATCTTTATAAAATCCAACATAACCGTATGTATGTAGACTCATTTCTAAATAACGTTCATCTACTGTTTCTGGTAAACCGTCCCATTTAAATAACTGGAAAGCTAGGAAGTTTAGATATTTATAATAATGGTGATAATAACTATTTCCCACATGATTCTCAATCATATTAGGATTCAAGAAGTCACTTCTATTCATCATTTGCATTATATCACCTCATTACTTAAAGAATAATTTCCTACATCATCGGTATGCCATAACGTTATACCGTTATCAAAGACCGCTTTCAATTCGTTTAGGTCTTCATTGTTAAAGTCACCAACAATATTACATGATGTAGTTTGTACATAGTTCCAATTTTGCCTTGTATGGAAGTTTGGTATTTTTACTTCATTAACCTTATACCCAAACATATTAAAGAAATGTTCTAGCTTTCTACGATATTCTGGTTTTAAGGTTTTCTTGATAAACGTTACACCGTCATAACGATGACCATAGTCATAAGCTGTATTTGAACCTTGTTTTGTAATCTGATTTGGCATATTACGTATATCTTGTTGTTTGGCTTCTAATGATTGTAATTGTAGTACGGTATTCCCTGCACCTTTTACAACATCAGCTACACCAGATACAGCATTCACACCCATACTAATTGGATTTTTACTACTAGCAATTCCGCCAGCCGCACCAACTGCACTTTGTACCATTCCCATTCCACCATTAAACATAATACTATTCTTTTGATTCTCAATACTGTTTTTATTTCCTTGTAAATAAGCGGCTAATAAATCAGTGATAACAGGGATGTCTTGCGGGTTACTATCAATAATCGCATATTGATTATCTTGATGGTTCGTCATAGTAGCCTTATCATTATACTTTTGTAATCCATAGGAAACCTTATTTGAAAGACCAATAGAACCTTTCATATTCAATAACAAATTAGAGTCTTGAATGTTTTCTAGTTTATAATCTGTTCTATTTCCTTTAAAATCATCTAGTGTTAAAACTGTATAAGGATACATATATAACTTACTTTCTTTGTAACTTGGTAAGTTCGCATACTTATTACCTAAATCAAAAGTTTCTGTCATATAACGTTTTAAATCTTTCACATATAAACATGAAACATCTGCCCCGATTTCAGCACCTTCAAATTTTTGGTCTTTTTCAGTAAATTTAATTCGTGTAAATGATTCACCGCCACCGCTAATGGTAAAGGGACAACCAATTGAATTCGTGAGATAAATTGCTGATATATTACCAGTCGCTTTATCATCTTCATAAATCTTACTAAAAAGTTTTTCTGGTTCACTCATTGCAATTTCATCACCATCATCCTTTAACCATATTAAGCCCTCACCATCTAAAAAGATGGGAAGGACATAATAAGATAATGGTTGTGCAATACCGTTGTAAGATGCAATATGTTTATCTTTACTTGAACCATGAATTTGTTGTTTTGCTACGATTACAATGAATTTAACTCCATTATTAGGTACGTAGTGGTTCACATATACATCATCATATTCAAGACCATAATTTAAACCTTCATCAACGGTATTAATTACAGGTGACCCGTCCGCATTCCATAAAGGAGTGTGTTCACGAACAACGAAAGACGGTTTAAACGTGTAGTTCTTTAACCAAGTTTGAAGTACATCTAATTCGAAATATACAAACGTTACGTTCTGGTTTTTTCTTTCCAGTTTGGTTACAAAGGCATAAAACCATTTGCTATTATAGTGTGTGTTTTGAAACATTAAATAATTGGTTTCCAGTAGTAAGTCAATTGGTGCATTTACGGAAATATACCCTTTGCCCTCATCACGTACAAACGTTGCACTTGTCATTGTATGTACTATCTTTTGATTTATAAAATAACTGTATTGTTCATCAGTATTCGAAAACCATCTTGTATTTTTATAATCATTACTAAACGGTACACCTGTTAAAAATTTAATATTTGAACCGCTTAATGGTAAAGTTGCCATGAACTCACCTCCTAAACTAATTTATTTTATTAAGCTGTAACTGTAACAGTAGCTGTATCACTGTATTTAACGCCATTTACAGATGCTTCATATTTAACTGTTAAACTAGTCGCTGTTTCATCAACCGCAACTGTTAATAAACCGTTACTTGTAATTGCTGTTCCTGCTTTCGTTCCACCAGTTACAGTATATGAAGGTGATGTTTCAGAACCGTTAAGAACCGCACCAACAAATTGTTGAGTCATACCTTTTTTAACACTAGCTGTTTTTGGTGTAATTGTAGCTACTGGTGTAGGTGGTACAGGGGCATCCTCAGTTGTGAAAACTACCGCATTCTCCATTGTTGAACATGACAATAATTGCCAAATATGATAGAAATAATTGAAATATAAACCTTTAGGGTTATAAATAGAATTCATCTTTTGGTTTGTGTCATACACCATAAACCAGTTTTCATCCACTAACACAGCTTGGATTGCAGGATTTTCGAATTCATCAATTACTGTAACATGTCCCATGAAGTCGGTACGATTCATGTTAAATGCAACTGCTAACACATCAACATCCAATTCTGCTTCCACTTCTGCTGTAATAAATAAATGTAACCCATTCATATCTGATTTTGTATGTACACCAGCGGCATTATATTTACGGCTTCCCATTGGAAGAGATAAACGACGTGCCGTTGAACGAATTTTCTTTACGAATGCTCGTGTCTTATCAGTTGTATCTGGTAATTCAACTTTCACAGGGTAGAATAAACCATCAGCATAATAAGTATCAATCAGTTTTCGCATATAAAGATACTCATCTAGTTCACTTGAATTATAGATAGCTTCAATAATACTAGATAAGAAGTTTTGGAATGTTGTTGCAGATGTGAAAGCCGCTTTTAATTGGTCTTCACCAATTGTTTGTTCATAGAAATCTTGACGATTACGTTGATGGAAGAACACTTTTACGTCGGGAATTTCACGTTTCCACACTGTTGATTCACTATCCTGTGGGTCATAACGTTTCGCTTTCGTAATATCTGTATATATCTCTTCTACAGTATATCCAAACGGCATCATACCTTTTTTGAATTTTGCTAATGGATTAGTAAGAGCTTTATGTTTCACTACCACTAACGCAATACGGTCGATTAAAGCTGTAACAAATTCGTTTTGGTGTGACAGTAAAGAGTTGATACCAATACCAACCTCACTAATGTTTCTGTCCGTTGCAATAGGAACAGCGCTTTGAAAATTTGCAGATGCACTGTTGCGAATCGCATTTAAAATATCAGTATACGAATTCACACCAGTCATTGCATTTAAGTAATCTTGACTTGACACAGTTGCCATGTTTTTATCCTCCTAGTATATCGTTTAGTGTAATTGTTTCAGAACGTTCTTTTTCTACTTCTTTTTCTTTTTCTTTTTTAGAAGCATTTTGGAAACCAACTTTAGAAAAGAGGTCACCGTTTGCAACAACTAACTCTTCAATACGTTCTTTGTTTTTTGTGATTGTAGCTTCATGTTCTTGTAATGTTTTATCATTCGCGCTGACAAATTCAATTATTTCTTGCCCTAATTTCGAACGAACATCTTGCGATGTTTCAGCTCCATTTACATCATTCATTGCGTTTCTGAATTCTTCCATGTTTGTGATTGCCATTGTTTCACCTCTTCTCTAAAGTGTTCTGAATGTCACCATAACTGGTAACAAAATCTATCATAATATATTAATGGAAAAATTACAAGTTCTTTTGACCATAAAATTTAAAAGTTCTTTTGACCTTAAAATAATTTCAGGTTCATATGACCTTAAAATATTGAAAGTTACTTTTTCTCTTATAATAGAAGAAACTCGATTTATTTTCAAAAACACCCTTAATTCTCGTCTTTATTTTTATTTTATTTAATTTTCTTCAAAATAAGTGTTTACAAATTACTCATTTTCCTGTAATATAAATCTTGTAACCGAGACACAAACGAAAAACTGGTTACAAAAATACTTAATTAAAAAGGTGGAAAATAAAATGGCAAAATTTATTACTCGTACAATCGTATCAACTGAAATCACAGTGGCAGAATTAAAAATTGGTTCTACTGAAATGTTACCTCTAGAAAAGTTAGTTGTTGAAGGTAAACTTACAGAGGAAAAAGCGATTAAAATCGTAAATAAAGAATATAAAGGTCGTCAAGTTGTAATCATCGGTCTTGAAGTAAAAGAAGATAAATACCGTGTTTCTACTGAAGACTTTATGCATATTGCTGAATTAGTTGTTGATGGTGAAGAAGAGTCAGATATGGAAGTACAATCCGATACAGATGCACTCATCGAAAAACATACACCAGCCGTTTAAATCTTTTAAGACCTTTGGCGAAAAGAAAAGGTTCTTGCCCGTGATAAGCCCAAAGGGCGTATCTGGGGCAGAACAAAAGAAAAAACATTAAAGATTAAAACATATACTTAATGATAATAATTTTTACAATACTGACAGACTGGAAAGACAGACGAAACATGTTAAGAAAAGAGATAAACAAATGATTAAAATATTTAAACTTATATCATGGGTAATCGTTATCATGTTATTAGTAACGTCAACAATTGCTATAATAGAAGATGTTGATTACATGTCAATTATTTTATCTGGTATTGCGTTTGTAATACTTCAAAATATGTTTAAAGGTAAGCTATTATAATAGAAGTAAGTTGGTGGGTGGAACGTAGAGAAACCTTAAATGACGGTTAAAACTGGAGCGTAACAGCCAACAAATTTATATACTGGTGGTTGTCAAATTACTGTTCATTGGAAGGAAAACCAAATAAACCCGTTTGGTGGAACGTAAAACCACCATACATAAAATTAGATGAAATGAGAGGTGAAAAACCTCCATGACATTTGTTTTCGTTAATTTACTGTAGAATAAACTACTAAAAATTCGTTGACAACAAACGTTAAAAGTTGTACACTAAGAAAGTAATAAATAAACTAATTAAATGAAAAGAGGTGAAAGCCCCTTTCTTTAATAAGCTTATATCTTACATCTTTATAACTAAAAATTTTGTATACGTAATCAATCACATTTAAGAGGTTAAGAGCGGACATAACTAAAATAATCTATTTCCTACAAACCGCTCTTACTTTCTTAGAAGCCATCAATTAATCAAAACAGTCGTTCACACCTCCTTTGTTGAATAATATGTGCCTATATGATTGATGGTTTCTAAGAGAGGACAAGTTCTCTCACTATTAAAAATAACTTATAAAAAGGTGGAAAATAACATGATGAATTCAGTGCAATTAGTAGGACGTTTAACAAAGGATGTAGATTTACGTACAACAACTGGTGGTAAATTCGTAGCAAGTGGAACGATTGCATGTAACCGTAAATACACAAATGCAGAAGGTAAACGTGAAGCTGATTTTATTAATTTCGTAGTATGGGGTAAACAAGCTGAAAACATGGCTAACTATACACGTAAAGGACATCTTGTAGGAATGCAAGGGGAATTGAATACACGTTCTTATGAAAACAAAGATGGACAAAAAGTGTTCGTTACTGAAGTAGGCGTACATGGTGTTACATTCTTAGAACCTAAAAAAGAAAGTGTACAAGCTTAAATAAAAGAGGGGCTGAAAAGTCCCTTTTCTAAACTAAAACATTGACTCAATCTAATCACAAGGAGATAAAGTAAATTGGCTAACAATACAGTTCTCATTAACGGAAAGAAACTTACTACAAGTTGTAAAAGTAAATCTATTTATAAACTATACATAAATGATGAATGGGAAGCAACAGGAAATCTTGATGAAATTTCAGAACAAATAGGTATTTCTAAAAACGCATTGAATGTTGCATTATCTAGAAGTAGGAATGGAATAGCGAAAAGAAAAATTTATCGTTTAGAATTATTGGAAGAAATAAGAGATACCCGTATTTTCAATATGTATAAAGACAATGTTTTTATTGCTACTGGTACATTAGTGGAATTATCTGAAATCACTGGTTACTATCTCCCTTATTTGAAAAGAAGGGCATCAAGTAAAGGTTTAGCTGAATTTAATAAAAGGATAAAAGGAATAAGAAATACAAAACCAATCTGTTTAAAACAAGTAAAACCCATTTAATTTCCAAATATCAATATATTAAAATTTAATATTGACTATTAATAGATAGGGTGGTATTATAAGAAAGTACTCAAAAGAAAGAAGGAAAATAAAATGAAACGTGCAGATTATACAGGTAAGAAATTCAATAAATTAACAGGTATTAAAGCGGTTGGTAGGTCAACAACTGGTAAAATGTACTGGTTATTCAAATGCGAATGTGGAAATCATATAGAAGCTGTAGGCGCAAATGTTAAGGCAGGACATACGAAGTCATGTGGTTGCAACCGTAGAAAAGTCAACTTGAGAAGTTTGTAAAGGGGAATAACTAAGTGGGGAAAAAGACTACACCTATTAAAATTAGAAAAAAAGATATAGAAGATTATAAAAAAATTAAACGTAACATTAAATCCAAAATTAGTCGAACTCAAAAAAATTACGGTGTAGATATTTCAAGCGAAATATATCTTCCTAGTTTAGAAAGTTTTAAGACTCGTGCAGAATTTAATGAATTTAAAGAATATGCTAGTAAAATAAAATATGACCAATCACTACAGTTTGTTAAAAATAAACAAGGTGTTGTTGGTAGAAAATCAGATATAAATAAAGCGATAAGAAAACAAAATGCAATTATCAATGAAAGAAAGAAACTGAAAAAACGTATTGAAAAGTTACCTGTTATTATGGATAAAATCCAATTAACAATAGGGGAAAGACAACTTGGTTTATCAGAGAAGGAGAAAAGAAAAAGGGGTTATATTGCTGTTCCTAAAAAGTTTGACTTCAATGATATGATGTCACAAGAACAATATGAAAAACGAAAGAAACAAATTAATGAAAAGTCAGATTATAAAGTGAATGAAAAATTAAGAGATATGAAAGCGAATTATATGCGTACAGTTAATGAATCTCTTAATCATGATGGATATGAAATTGTAAAAGCTATTAACGATATGCCAGATATACAATTCTATGAAATGTATATGACAAATGAAACGGCATTTGGTTTTGAAGTATGGTATACAGAAGAAGAAGACCAATTATATGAGTTAGGTCAAAGTTTGTTAGATTTAACAAAACGATATAAACCTAGTGATATGGTGAAAGAGTAAATTAAAATATGGAAAGCGGGGAATCCTATGGCTACACCGAAATTAAAAAGTTATTCATGTGATTTTGAAACAACTACAGACCCAAATGACTGTCGTGTATGGGCTGTTGGTATTATTGAAATAGAACCTACATTCAGTAATTACTATGAATCAAATGATATTGATTACTTTTTTAAATTTGCTGAAAAGAATGGTGGAAAGTTTTTCTTTCACAACTTAAAATTCGATGGGAATTTTATTGTTAGCCGTTTGTTTGAGCGTGGTTATCAATGGAGTACAGAAAAGAAGCCGATGACGTTTGATATGACTCTTAGTGATATGGGACAATGGTATATGGTGGATGTGTACTATGGTAATAAATCAAAAGGTAGAGTAAAGAAATTTACAATCTATGACTCATTGAAAAAATTACCAATGCCAGTTAAAGCAATTGCGAAATCGTTTGGTTTACCGATTATGAAGGGTGATATAGATTATCATACTTATAGACCTGTAGGTCATGTGTTAACAAAAGAAGAAAGTGCATACCTTCGGAATGACGTTGAAATTGTGGCTAGAGCATTATACATACAAATGGAAGAAAACAAACTTACCGCAATGACAGTTGGTTCTGATGCACTTGATAACTTTAAATTATCATTAGATGAAAACAATAAAAAATCAAAAAGATTATTTGATTATCATTTCCCTACTTTTAATGTGGAATTAGATAATGAATTTAGACCTGCATATAAAGGTGGGTTTACGTGGGTTAATCCTAAATGGCAGGGTATACCTGTAGGAAAAGGTATGGTGTTTGATGTAAATAGCTTATACCCTGCTATGATGAGATATAAGGTATTACCTTATGGTGACCCTATACCGTTTAACGGGAAATATGAGGAAGATGAAAAACATCCGTTGTACATACAGAAAATGAGATTTAGATTTGATTTAAAAGAAGGGCATATTCCAACAATTCAAATAAAAGGAAATCTTTCATGGAGACAGAACGAATATTTAACATCATCTAATGGTGAAGTAGAAGATTTTATGTTGACGAATGTTGACTTGAAATTGATTCAAGACCATTATGAAATTAAAGAAGTTGAATATTTTGGTGGCTATAAATTTAGAGCAAAACAAGGAATGTTTGATACTTACATTGACTATTGGACGGAACAAAAGAAACAAGCAAAAAAAGATAAGAATTTAGGTTTATATCAACTTAGTAAATTAATGTTGAATTCGTTGTATGGGAAATTTGCTAGCAACCCGAAGGTTACTGGAAAATATCCTAGTTATAATAAAGAAACTGGTGTTGTGAAATACAAATTAAAAGAAGTTGATGAATTTAAAGACCCTGTTTATACTCCTATGGGTTGCTTTATTACAGCTTATGCTAGGGAAATGACGATTAGAACAGCACAAAGTGTTTTTGATAGAATACTATATTGTGATACTGATTCAATTCATATCCTTGGAACGGAGATACCAGAAAAGATAAAACACATGATACATGATAGCGATTTAGGGATGTGGGCGCATGAATCATCATTTGCAAGAGCTAAATTTGTAAGACAAAAAACATATGTTGAGGATGTTATACAAAAAGATGGTAGTACTCACCTTGATGTAAAGTGTGCAGGAATGCCAGATAGTGTTAAGAAATATGTGACTTTTGAAAACTTCGCTGTAGGTTTTTCAATTGACCC